CCTCGTTGAGGGGTGCGGGAGGGGGAAGGAAATGAAACCCACCCCCCGCCCCCCATTCACTATGTCTTTTTGGCTGCTTTTCTCAAAGAAAAGCGGCTTTTTATTATGTTTTGGGGTGGTGAGTGTGGCAAAGCTGAATGACAGACAAGAGCGGTTTGTGGATGAGTACCTGGTGGACCTCAATGCCACCGCCGCCGCAAAGCGGGCCGGGTACAGCGAAAAAACAGCCAGGAGCCAAGGGCAAAGGCTGTTGACGAATGTTGACATACAAGCCGCAATCCAAAAGCGCCAGGCGAGGCTCCGGGGCAAGCTGGAAATCACCCAGGAGCGGGTGCTGGAGGAGCTGGCTGCCATAGCCTTTGCCAACGGCACGGACTTTGCGACCATCAACCGCAACGGCCTTGTCCGGCTCATCCCCACGGATGATCTGCCGGAGGACAAGAAAAAGGCCGTTGCCTCCATCAAGGAGGGCCAATATGGCACGGAGGTCAAGCTCCATGACAAGGTAAAGGCGCTGGAGCTGCTGGGCAAGCACCTGGGTGTGTTTGACAGCGGAAACGGCCCCGGCAGCGAACAGGAAAACAACATTTTTGAGGTCATAGACCAGAGCACCAGAGAGGAGATAGACACGGATGATATACCAGAGATTGAGCCCCCGGCAAAATCTGGCCATGACCTGGTGGAATAGGCCCGGCTTTGAGGACTATGACGGCATCATCTGTGACGGCTCCATCCGATCTGGTAAGACCGTGGCCATGACCGTGGGCTTTGTTATGTGGGCAATGCGCCGCTTTCAAGGCCAAAACTTTGCGCTGTGCGGCAAGACCATTGAGAGCTTGCGGCGCAATGTGACCTCCAACCTGCCAAACTGGCTGGCAGGGGTGTTTTCTTTTCGGGAATACCGCACGGAAAACAAGATTGTGGTGACAGCCGCCGGGCGGAGCAATAACTTTTACCTGTTCGGCGGACGGGATGAAAGCAGCGCTGCTCTCATCCAGGGCATCACCCTGGCGGGCGTCCTGCTGGATGAGGTGGCCCTCATGCCCCGCTCCTTTGTGGAGCAGGCCTGTGCCCGCTGCTCTGTGGACGGCTCAAAGCTCTGGTTTAACTGTAACCCAGAGGGGCCGTCCCACTGGTTTTATCTAAACTGGATATTGGAGGCCGCCAAGCGGAACATGCTGCACCTCCATTTCACCATGGATGACAACCTCAGCCTCTCCGCCTCCGTCAAGGCCAGGTATGAGAGCCTTTACTCTGGCGTGTTTTATGACCGCTTTATCCGGGGCCTCTGGGTGGTGGCGGAGGGGCTGATTTATACCATGTTCAACAAGGATTTTCATGTGGTGCCGGATGCTCCCCGGCCCTATGACCGTTACTACATTTCCATTGACTACGGCACCGCAAACCCCACCAGCATGGGGCTCTGGGCCCGGGCAGGCGGGAAATGGTATCGCATCCGGGAGTATTACTACAATAGCCGCAAGGTGGGCCGCCAGCTCACCGATGAGGAGTATTATGCAGAGCTGGAAAAGCTGGCCGGTGATCTGCCTATCCGGGCGGTCATCGTTGACCCCTCAGCGGCCAGCTTTATTGAGGTCATCCGGCGGCATGGCCGTTTTTATGTGGAAAAGGCCTCCAACTCTGTCCTGGACGGCATCCGGGATGTGGCCACCAGGCTCCAGAGCGGGGACATCTTCATCTGCTCCTGCTGCACGGACTGCATCCGGGAGTTTGGGCTCTATCGCTGGGACGAAAAGGCCCCCATGGACCGGCCCATCAAGGAGAATGACCACGCCATGGACGAGGTGCGCTATTTTGTCCACAAGGTCTTTGCGCCCGAGATTTTCAGCTTTTGAGGTGCGCTATGTTTGAGCAGCAATATGTTTTATCTAAGATTGAACAATGGGCGGAGCGCTTGCCATACCGTACCTTGCGGATTGAGGTGGAGCTTCCTGGGCAGACCCTCACACTGGAGAAATGCAAAGCCCGGCCCATTGGATTTACCCCCCCCAACAGGAAAACCAGAAAAGGAGGTGATGCACGGTGGTGGTGCTTAATTTGCGGGATGACTGCGTGGCCAGGGCGGCCACCAATTTCCGCCGGGGCATGACGGACAAGCGCTTTTTGGAGCTTGAAATCACGGCCTGGCTGGGCTCCAAAGAGCGAAAACGGCAGCTGGCCGGTGAGGCCTACTATGACGGGGACCAGGATGTGACCCGCCGCAAGCGCATTGCCCTGGACGATGACGGAAACATCAAGGTGCTGGAGCATCTGCCCAATAACCGATTGGTCCACAACATCTATGCCAAGATGGTGGACCAGAAAACCAATTATTCCTTTGGGCGGCCTTTTTCTCTTGATACTGAAAACAAGGCCTATGCAGAGGCCCTCTCCACCGTCTTTGGGTCCCGTTTTCAGCGGACCATGCACAACATTGGAGAGGGTGCCTGGATTGGCGGCAAGTGCTGGGTGTTCCCCTACTACGACCAAAACGGGGAGCTGGCTTTCCAGCGCTTTCCCGCTGATGAGGTTTTGCCTTTTTGGGCGGATGCTGACCACACCATCCTGGATGCTGCTGTCCATGTCTATGTGGTGCTGGAGTATGACGAAACCGAACAGACCAAGGATGTGGTCAAGGTGGAGGTCATGCACGGCGGCGGCGTGGATTGCTTCATCCGCCGGGATGATGGCACCCTGGAGCCGGACGATTTTGCCCGCTCTGGGCCGTACATAACCAACACGGACCCCCAGACAGGCGAGGAAACCGGCTACAACTGGGAGCGCATCCCCCTGGTGTGTTTCAAGAGCTCCCACCATGAAATCCCCCTGCTGTCCAGGGTGCGGTGTCTGCAAGACGCCTATAACAACATCATCTCCAATTTTGCCAACCAGATGGAGGAGGACATCCACTCCACCATCCTGGTCATCAAGAACTATGACGGGGAGGACTTGGGACGGCTCCGGGCCAACCTGGCCACCTATGGCGTCATCAAGGTCCGCTCTTTTGAGGGCTCTGAGGGCGGAGTGGACACCCTCCAGATTGAGGTCAACGCCGAAAACTACAAGGTGCTGCTCTCTATGCTCAAGGATGCCATCATTGAGAACGCCCGGGGCTACGATGCCAAGGATGAGCGCATGAGCGGAAACCCTAACCAGATGAATATACAGAGCATGTACTCTGACATTGATTTGGACGCCAACGGCATTGAGATGGAGTTTCAGGCCTCCATGGAGGAGCTGCTCTGGTTTGTCAATAAGCACCTGGCCAACACTGGCCGGGGGAGCTTTGACGGCACGGAGGTCAAGGTCATCTTTGACCGGGATGTCCTCATCAATGAAACGGAGGTCATCAACAACTGCAAGAACTCTGTGGGCATCCTCTCTGATGAAACCATCGTGAAAATGCACCCCTGGGTGAGCGACCCGGAGCAGGAGCTCCAGCGCATCAAGGATGAGAAAGAGGAGGCCATGGCCGACCCCTACCAGGCCGCTTTTATGAAAAACCGGCAGAACGGAGGGGACGGCTCCGGCAATCCCGTGACCGATCAGAACGGCGGTGGCGGCAATGCCGAGGAATAACCTCCAGCGCAATGCGGACTACTGGGCCCAGCGCATGAAAAACATGGAGGACGCCCTGCTGGACCAGTCCTATTCCTATGTGGAAAACCTGGATGCTCAATTCCGGGCCGCTGAGGCTGAGATTGAGCGCCAGATGTCTGCATGGTATAGGCGCTTTGCCGCCAATAATGACATCACTCTGGCTGATGCCAAGCGGCTGCTCAACAGTGATGAGCTGGCAGAGTTTCACTGGACTGTGGAGGAGTACATCAAGCACGGCGAAGAAAACGCCCTCACCGGGGCCTGGATGAAAGAGCTTGAGAACGCCAGCGCCCGGGTCCACATCTCCAGGCTTGATGCCCTCAAAATCCAGCTCCAGCAGCAGGCGGAGCTCCTCTATTCCAACCAGCTGGACTACCTGGACACGGTGACACGGCAGGCCTATGCCGGGAGCTACTACCACACGGCCTATGAAATCCAAAAGGGCCTGGGTGTTGGGTGGACCATGCAGGCCGTCAATGAAAACACCATCAAAAAGGTGCTCTCCCGGCCCTGGACCACGGACGGCCAGACATTCCGTGACCGCTGCTGGACGAACAAGCAAAGCCTTGTCAATTCCGTCAACACCCAGCTGACCCAGATGATTATACGGGGGGAGCCCCCGGACAAGGCCATCTCTGCCATTGCCAAGCAGTTTGAGGTGTCCCGCTCCAAAGCGGGCCGCCTGGTGATGACGGAAAGCGCCTATTTCTCCAGCACGGCCCAGCAGGACTGTTTCAACGCCCTGGGCGTGGAGCAATACCGGATTGTGGCCTCTTTTGACCGGGACACCTGCTCCCTTTGCGCTCAGCTTGACGGCAAAGTGTTCCGCATGTCGGACTACCAGGTGGGGCTCACCGCTCCGCCGTTTCATCCGTGGTGCCGGTGCTGCACCTGCCCCTACTATGCGGACATGGAGGGCATTGGAGAGCGATGGACCAGAAACCCGGACGGCACCACAAAGAAAATACCGGCCAACACCACCTTTGATGAGTGGCGGCAGAGCTTTGTGCAGGGCCCCACACCTGGTTTGCAAACCCAGGCCCCGGGTGTTACAATTACAGCAAAGACAACCCCTCATTTCCAGAATGTTGTGCAAGGTCTGCCGTCCGCTCCCAGCGGCTACACGGACGCCCTTGAGCAGCATTATGCTGCGGGCAACCAGACGGCCCAGGCCGTCTTTGAGCGCTATGTCCAGCCCGGCTCTGTGGCGGACGGGGCTTTCTCCGGCACGCCGCATTTTGACAGCCGCATCCAAAAGGTCAAAATGAACTTTGCCGCCGACATGAAAGACCCCAGAGGCCCAGCAACAACCTTTTTCCATGAGCATGGCCATTTTGTTGACTTCACATCCTGCGCCGGGAGCGGCTACACCTCTTTGCAGACGCCGGACTTTGGTGATGCTCTGAAAAAGGACTTTGAGGCCTATGTCAAGGCCACCATGAAAGCCAACGGCACCCGGAAAAAGACGGATGCCTACACCATCATTGCCCGGGAGCTCATGGACGCCGATCACAACGCCATTTCCGATCTGTTCGGCGGGCTCTCCAGGAACAAAGCCCGGGGCAATTATGGCCACGCCACCCGCTATTGGACATACTACGGGATGCTGGAGAAAGAGGCCTTTGCCCACATGTTTGCCGCTCAGTTTGATGCTGGGCGCTACGCTCTCATGCAGAAATATTTTCCCACCGCTTTGGCGGAGTTTGAAAAGCTCTTGAAAGGTGTGATTTGATGACGCTTTTGGAATACAGCAACAGCAAACAGGTGCAGGACGCCGCCACCGCCTATGCTGAGAGGCATGGCGGGAGCTTTTTCTGGGAGGAGCCCGGAGGCGGCTTTGTGTATGAGCTGGAGGAGGACACTTTTTCCCCTCCTGCGGATGCCACCGTTGACCAGGTGCTCAAGGACCTCCAGGGCGGAAAGCTCATCCCTGACATCTGGACAAAGCTGGAGGACCCCGGCCCGGATGTCCTCTATTAAACCGTTGATGAAAGCATCGTGCTGAAAAGCACGGTGCTTTTTTCATACTCAAATACCACCAGGCCCCGGTGGAAACCAACAGGGGCGCTGCCATACCGGGACTGGCCGGACACAAGGAAAGCAGATAACAGGAGGTAAACGAAACATGAAACTTTTATGGCTCAAGGAAATCATTGGCGATGCCTACACGGAGGACATGGACACCGCCGCCTGCCAGGCGATTGGCAAGGACTTTGTTGCCCGTGCGGACTTCAACGCCAAAAACACCCGTGTCAAGGAACTGGAGGCCCAGGTGGGCCAGCTTGAGGAGGCCGCCAAAGGACACGCCAAGCAGCTGGAGGAGCTGAAAAAGTCCGCTGGCGATAACGAGGAGCTGACCCGCAAGATTGGTGAGCTGGAGCAGCAGAACAAGGCCGACAAAGCCGCTTTTGAGAAAGAGCTGGCCAACATCCGGCTGACCTCTGCCGTGGACGCTGAGCTCACCGCCGCCGGAGCCAAGAACAACACCGCCGTCCGGGCTCTTTTGGCTGACTACCTCAAGGATGCCAAGATTGAGGACGGCAAAGTGGTGGCCAAGATCAACAATGAGAGCATCACGCTGGCCGCCAAAATCGAGGCCATGAAAAAGGACGCCGCCACGGACTTTCTCTTTGGCAACCCTGGCGGAAAGCTGAGTGGCTGGAAACCCGGGGACCCTGACAACGGACGCAAGCCCGGCGAGGGGAAAAAGCCCTCTGAGATGACCTACACGGAGCTGGCGGCCTGGATGGCCGAAAACCCGGATGCCAAGCTGGAATGAGGTGCAACATGAGAAACATTACTACCCCCACCAAAGCGGTGTCTTTTGAGGACGCCCTGAGAAACCTGGCCGCTAAGCTGACAGGCAAGCCTGCCGCCTCTCTGCCCCGTACTCAGGAGGCCGTTGTGCAGTTTATTGCGGACAACATTTCCTCTGTGAAAGAGCTGACGGAGGCCATGGCCGCTGAGCTGGCCGCCCGTCTGACCCAGGAACTTGCGGAGGCTATCGTCAAGGAAGTCATGGACCGCCCCTCCCCCGCCCCCCCTGAGGGGCCCCAGGAGCCCCAGGAGCCCCAGGAGGCCAACCCCGAGGAGCAGGCCTCCCCCGAGGCTGAAACGCCCTCTGAGGAGCCCCAGGCGGCACCCAAGACCCGCAAACGCAAGACCTAAAAACCATTTTGTAAGAAAGGACGATTGAATTATGCCTAACACTAAGTTTGATGCCAAGTCTTTCAATCCCCAGGCTTTCAAGTATGCGGTGGACCGCATCCCCCGCACCCGGCTCAATGAGATGCGGAAGTCCAGAGCTCTGGCTGGCAATCCCGACATCCGGGATGTGTTCAGCACCCAGGGTGGCACCGGCTATGCCCGCATTGCCATGAGGGGCCTGCTGGACGGCGATGCCGTCAACTATGACGGTCAGACCGACATCACCGCCACCTCCACCAAGACCTTTGAGCAGGGCGTGGTGGTGGTAGGCCGTGCCAAGGCGTGGACTGAAAAGGACTTTTCCTTTGACATCACCGGCGGCGTGGACTGGATGGACAATGTGGCCCAGCAGGTTTCTGAGTATTGGCAGGACATTGACCAGGACACCATCCTGGCGGTCCTCAAGGGTGTGTTTTCCATGACCGGTGGCCAGAGCGCTGAGTTTGTGGCCAAGCACACCTATGAGGTGGCTGGCAATCTGGAGGCAACCACCATGAACAGCGCCACCGCTCAGGCTTGTGGTGACCGCAAGCGCCGTTTCTCTCTGGTGTTTATGCACTCTGCTCCCGCCACCAATCTGGAAAACCTCAACCTGCTCACCGCTCTCAAGTACACCGACAAGGAGGGCGTGACCCGTGACCTGACCCTCTACACCTGGAATGGCAAGATTGTGGTGGTGGATGACGGTATGCCCGCCACCGATGGCTATTTCCCCGCCAGCGCTGAGGATGAGGGCGCTCTCCAGGTCAAGGCCTCCGGTGCTACCGAGGGCCAGATTGACCAGGCAAAGGTCAAGCCCTACTTTGGGGAGGGCACCCCGGCAGCTGAGAGCTATGTGGTCCCCGGCACCCAGTATGTCACCTATGTGCTGGGTGAGGGCGCAATCAGCTTTGAGGACATCGGTGCCAAGGTTCCCTATGAGATGGCCCGTGACCCCAAGACCAACGGCGGCGAGGACACTCTCTACACCCGCCAGCGCAAGGTCTTTGCCCCCTTTGGCATCTCCTATGAAAAGACCAGCCAGACCAGCCTCTCTCCCACGGATGAGGAGCTGGAGAACGGTGCCAACTGGTGCCTGGTCCATTCTGGTGAGAGCAGCGAGGGGGACCGCTCCTACATCGCCCACAAGGCCATCCCCATTGCCCGCATCCTCTCCAGAGGCTAACGGCCATGGAGGATGTATATGAGGCCGTTGTGACCCGGCTGGCCATGCTGGGCTACACTGTCACGGACGATGACAAAACCGGCCTTGAGTACACCATCCATAAGTGTGAGGCAGAGCTCCTGGTGAACATCAACCACCGGGAGCTCCCGCCTCCTCTTTTTTATACGCTTGTGGACGTGGTGGCCGGTCAATTCCTGTTTGATAAGAAAGCCGCCGGTGGGCTGGAGGGCTTTGATTTTGAGGCCCCCGCCAAAAGCATCACGGAGGGTGACATCTCCGTCACCTTTGCTGGGGCCAGTGATGGTGCAAGCAATGCGGAAAGCCGCTTTGACGCCATGCTGTCCAAGCTCATGCACCCGGCAGAGAGTACACTGGCGGCTTTTCGGAGGCTGAGGTGGTAGGAATACCCGCCGCCTACAAAAAGGCCATCCAGAGCCTCTGGACCGGCCTGGCCACCGTCACCGTGCGGCAGGGAGTGCTCAACCCTGCCAATGGCCGCACTGAGCCGGTGGAGAAAGTGACGGCCTCCGGCCTGCCCTGCCGCATATCCCACCAGACGGTCAAAAGCACAGAGCCAACCGATGAGGCCGCCCTGGTGGCCCAGACGGTGACGCTCTACATTGACCCCTCTGTGGACATCCCGGAGGGCTCCAAGATCACCGTGACCCAGAACGGCGTCACCCGTGACTATGAGCGGAGCGGCAAGCCCGCCGTCTACACTTGCCACCAGGAGGTGCCCCTGGAGCTTTTCAAGGAGTGGGCATGATGCGCTGGGGAAATGTTGATTATAGGCAACTCCAGAAATTGCGGGACAACCTGCAAAAGCTCCAGGACATGGACCTGGACAAATTTTGTGAGGATGTGTCCAAAGAGCTGGCAGCCCGGCTGTTGGCTCTTGTCATTCCCCGCACACCTGTGGGGCAGTACCCAAAGAGCAGCGGGAAGAAAGGCGGCACCCTCCGGCGGGGCTGGACTGCCCGCACAGAACAGGCAGCAAAAGAGGGCGGCAAGGTGGACCCCAAAGCCTACGCCAACGCCCTGCCTGTGTTCAGACGGGGCCGGAATTTTTACATTGAGGTCATCAACCCTGTCACCTATGCCAGCTATGTGGAGTTTGGCCACCGCACCCGTGGCGGAGGCGGCTGGGTGGCTGGACAGTATTTCCTCACCCTGTCTGAAAAGGACCTTGAGCGGGTGGCTCCCGTTGTCATTGAGAAAAAACTGGAGGCGCTGCTGCGGGAGGCTTTCAATGTCTGAAATTAGTTTCAAAAGTATTTTTGACGGCGTGAGCCTTGCGCTGCACGCCGCTTTTCCTGCCGTACAGGTACACGGCGGAAATGTCAAGCAGGGCCTCAACCCTGGGGACCTCAATGTGGTCATGCCCTCCGCCGGGCAGAGCAGACAGGTGGGAGAGCGGTTTCTCCGCACTCCCACCCTGGATGTCATCTATTACCCCAAAGTGGGGACGGCGGAGTGCTGCGAGATGGCAGATCAGCTCATTATGCTCCTGCGGGACATCACCACACCGGAGGGTGACCTCATCCATTGCACCAACAGCGAATGGAGCATTGAGGAGGGTGTCCTGCATGTCATGGTGAGCTATGACCATCACATCTACATCCCCCAGGAGCCGGTCCTCATGGAAACCCTTGATATTGAAATGGAGGGATAAGCATGGCACAAGCCAAGACCACGAACACCGAACAGGCCGCCCCCGCTGCTACCTACACCAAAGAGCAGCTGGCGGCCTCTAAGCGCTACGCCAACCGGCGGGACCTCATCCGGGCTTTGCTGGAGGATGGCAAGGCCTACACGCTGAAAGAGGCGGATGCGCTGATTGAGAAATACATGAAAGGAAAGGTGAACTAATATGGCACTGGGAGGCGGCACCTGGCTGACCCAAAACAAGGTCCTGCCGGGCTCCTACATCGTATTCTCCAGCGTGCCCAGGGCGTCCGCAACCCTCTCTGACAGAGGCTATGCGGCAGCGCCTTTTGAGCTGAGCTGGGGCCCCGAGGACACGGTTTTCCCTGTTACCTCCGGGGAGTTTCAGAAAAACAGCAAGACCATTTTCGGCTACGCCTACGATCACCCCAAGATGCTCCCCCTGCGGGAGATTTTCACCCACGCCACCACCGTCTACTGCTACCGCCTGGGCACCGGGGCCGTCAAGGCCAACAACACCCTGGCCACGGCCAAGTATGGCGGTGTGAGAGGCAATGACATCAACATTGTGGTGTCTGCCAATGTGGATGATGAGGAGCTCTGGGATGTGACCACCTATGTGGACGGCGTGGCCGTTGACACTCAGACCGTAGAGGACGCCAAGGCCCTGGTGGGCAATGCCTGGGTGGACTTCAAGACTGAGGCTACCCTGGAGGCATCCGCCGGGATGCCCCTGACCTCCGGGGCGGATGCCACCGCCATCAACGGTGAGGCCCACCAGGCCTTTTTGGACAAGATTGAGCCCTATGCCTACAACGCCCTTTGCTGTCCGTCCTCCGACCCCACCACGGTGCGGCTGTATCAGCAGTTTTGCACCCGTGTTCGGGATGAGGTGGGCAGCAAATTCCAGCTGGTGGCATGGCAGCCCACCACGGCGGACTATGAGGGCATCATTGGTGTCTGGAACTCCGTGACCCACTCCACCATCTCCGATGTACCCGCCCATTCCCTGGTGTACTGGGTGGCCGGTGCTCAGGCTGGCTGTGCGGTCAATAAGTCCCTCACCAATTTCAAGTATGATGGTGAGCTGACCATCAACACTGATTACACCCAGGCGGAGCTGGAGGCGGCCATCAAGGCTGGCAAGTTTATTTTCCACAATGTCAACGGGGACACCAGAGTGCTGGAGGACATCAACACCCTGCTCACCCTGTCTGACACCAAGGGAGAGATTTTCCAGAGCAACCAGACCATCCGGGTGTGTGACCAGATTGCCAATGATGTGGCGCTCATGTTCGGCCAAAAGTATCTGGGCACCGTGCCCAATGATGCCTCTGGCCGCTCCTCTCTGTGGGGTGACATCACCAAGCTCATCCAGCAGCTCAATGACATCCGTGCTGTGGAGAACTTTGACCCGGAGATTGTGACCTGTGAGCAGGGTGACAGCAAAAAGGCCGTCCTCTGTATCATCAATGGCCTCAATGTAATTAACGCCATGTCCCAGCTCTATATGAGCGTTATCATCCAGTAAAGGAGGGAAATGACAATGCCTAATCCGACTATGAACACCCAGGACGCCGTAAGCGCCAATTTTGCGGAGTGCTTTGTCACCCTGGATGGCACCCGCTACTCCATGCTGATGGCCAAGGAGTTTGAGGGCAAGGCCTCTGTAAACACCAAAGAGGTCTACAAGCTGGGCGGTGTCGTTGTGGGCCATAAGGCTCAGACCATCGCCCTGGCTTTCTCCATGACCATTTACAAATGCACGGAGATTTTTGACCAGGTGGTGGAGCGTTTCATCAAGACCGGCGTGATGCCCACTATGGACATCCAGACCTCCAACGATGACCCCGCCACCTCTGTGGGCCGGAGCACCAAGATTTACAACAACTGCATCCTGGACGGTGATGTGCTGCTGTCCATGTTCAATGCAGAGGGTGATTTTGTTGAGCAGTCCATTGAGGGCTACTGTGACGGCTTTACCCGCCCCGAACAGCACACCAATCCGTCCTACATGTAACACCGGAATATAAGGAGGAAAAAATCCATGAGTAACCTGTCCGCTTTTATGCGTGCCAATGTTGAGCAAAATAAAAAACCAAAGCTCCCCCCCCCCCCCCCCCCCGGGGGGGGAGGACGGCAAGCCCATGGAGTGGGAAATCTGCTGCATCTCTGCCGATGAATACGCCCGCATCCGCTCCGGCTGCATCCGCCAGGTCCCCGTCCCCGGCAAAAAGGGCCAGTACACCCAGCAGCTTGACACCTACTCTTTCCAGGCCAAGGTGGCGGCCCGCTGCACTGTGTTCCCGGACCTCAACAACGCCGCCCTCCAGAATGACTGGGGCGTGGCAAAGCCGGAGGAGCTCATTGGCAAGCTGCTCATTGGCGGTGAGTTTGATGACTATGTGACGGAGGTTTTCCAGGTCAATGGCTTCAAGGCTGAGGATGACCTGGTGGCCGAGGCAAAAAACTAATCCTGGACGGGGACCCGGAGGCCAACTTTGCCCATTTCTGCCTGCAAAAGTTTGGCTGGAAACCGTCCGAGTTTTTAGACCTCCCTATCAAAGAAAGGGCTTTCGTTATTGCCTCCATCCAGGTGCGGGGCGAGGACGAGAAGAAACGGGAGGCGGAGCTGAAAAGCAAAATGAGGAGAGGCAGACGGAAGTAACAGCAAGGCCTCCGCTTTACGGCGGGGGCCTTAATTCTTAAAGAGGGGGTGAACCCGTGGCAACAATTAGATCTCAGATGGTCCTAAATGACGGTATCAGCGGCGTGCTACGAAAGATCAACACGGCGCTCAACACCACCCTCAATGCCTTTGAGCAGGTCCAGCGGGCATCTGGTAACGCCGTGGACCCGGCGCAAATCCAGGCGGCAAGAGCGGCACTTGTGCAGGCCAACAATGAGGTTGAGCAGATGGCGGAGGGCTACCGCCGGGCGGCGGAACAGGAGGAAGTCCTCAACAGAGGCCTCCGAAACGGCAACAGTGCTGCTGGCAGCCTGCTGGGCAAGGTCAAAGGCATTGTGGCCACATTGGCAGCCGGTGCGGGCCTAAAAGCTCTCACAGGGCTGTCCGATAAGCTGACCAGCACCACGGCCCGCCTCAGTTTCATGGTGGATGACGGCGGCTCTGTGGATGCTTTGGAGCAGAAAATCATGGCCTCTGCTCAGAGGGCCAGGTCCTACTACCTGGACACGGCCTCTGCTATCGCCAGCATGGGCTCTAATGCCGGGCGGGCCTTTAGCAACAATGATGAGCTCATTGGTTTCATGGAACTCATCAACAAGAGCTTTGTCATTGGTGGTGCATCGGCAGAGGGTCAATCTGCTGCTATGCTCCAGCTCACCCAGGCCATGGCCGCTGGAGCCCTCAGAGGCGAGGAGCTTAACTCCATCCTGGAGAACGCCCCCAGTATTGCCAGGGCCATTGAGAGCTACATGGGCATTGCAGAGGGCTCCATCAAGCAATATGCAGAGCAGGGCCTTGTCACCGCTGAGGTGGTAAAAAACGCCATGTTTGCCTCTGCGGATGAAATCAACGCCAAGTTTGAGAGTATGCCCATGACCTGGGCCCAGATTGCAACAAAGATGAAAAACACGGCCCTGGCCGCTTTTGACCCGGTGCTCACCAGGCTCAACCAGGTGGCCAACAGCGCCCAGTTTAACACGGTCATCAATGGAGCAATCAACGGGCTGGCCATGCTGGCCACGGTGGCCACCGGCGTCCTGGACCTCCTCATCAATGGGGCCTCCTTTGTGGTTGAAAACTGGTCCTGGATAAGTCCCATAGTGTATGGCCTTGTGGCGGCCTTTATCGCATACAACGCCGTGGCGCTCATTACCAACGGCATCAACGGTATTATGGCTCTGGCTGAGGGCGTGAAAGCCGCTGCTTTGATGATGAGCACCGGAGCCACCTTTGCTGCTACTGCGGCACAGTATGGCCTAAATGCAGCCCTGCTGGCATGTCCCATCACGTGGTTTGTCTTTCTGTTCTTTGCCCTTGTGGCGGCGTTCTCCGCCGCCTGTTCCGCCATCGCCAAGTTTACCGGCATAGCCAACAGCGGCTTTGGCGTCATTGCCGGTGGCATCAATGTGGTCATCCAATTCTTTGTCAACCTGGGCTTGACGGTGGCCAACATCGCCCTGGGCATCTGGAACGCCCTGGGAGCTTGTGCTCAAAATATCGGCATCGCCTTTGGCAATGTTATTGCCGGGGTGCAATCCTGGTTTTATAACCTGCTCTCCACGGCCCTCACCGTGGTGGCCGGTATTTGTGAGGCCTTGAACAAGCTGCCCTTTGTGGAGTTTGACTATTCTGGCATCACCAATGCGGCCAGCGACTATGCCGCCAAAGCGGCAGAGGCCTCCGGCAACATGCAGGATTTTGTCAGTGTAGGCGATGCTTTCAATGAGGGCATGAGCACCTTTGAAACCTGGCAGGACGGCTGGGTGGGTGACGCTTTTGACGCCGGAGCCAACTGGGGCGATGGTGTAGCCGCTGGCGTGTCCGATGCCATCGGCGGCCTGTTTGACATGGACCTGGGAGCCGCTACCGACTACGGGACCGGCATGGGCAATTTTGCGCTTGATGATATTGCAGACTATACCGGCCAGACTGCCGCAAATACTGGAGCCGCTGCTGACGCTCTCAGCACCTCCACGGAGGAGCTGGCATATTTGCGGGACATCGCTGAGCGTGACGCCATCAACCGGTTTACCACGGCGGAGGTCAAGATTGACATGACCGGCATGACCAACCGCATTGAGGGTGGAGCCGATCTTGACGGCGTTATTTCCGTATTGACGGACGGCTTTACAGAGGCCCTGCTGACTGCGGCGGAGGGCGTCCATGCGTGACCCTTGCCCACCCCCAGAAAAGCAGAGTTTTTTCCAATGGAAAAAAGGAGGGCATCCACATGAGCTACACATGCTATCTGGGCGGGGCCCTTTGGCCTACCCCGGAAAAGCTCCAGGTCAAAATCAAGGGTAAAAACAAAACCCTGGTCCTCTTGAATGAGGGGGAGGTCAATTTCTTGCGGGCTCCCGGCCTCACAGAAATTACGGTCCCTTTTGACCTGCCCATGCTCACGGGCAGCCAGTCCCCGGACTATTTCCTGGGCCTGCTGGAGCGTATGAAAACCAATAAAGAAACCACCCAATTCATGCTGGTGCGGGTGTCCCCCTCCGGGGGGATGCTCTTTGACACCAACATCAAAGTGAGTGTGGAGGACTACACCATCACAGAGGATGGCAAAAATGGCCTGGATGTGGCCGTTGATGTCAACCTCAAGCAATGGCGGGACTACGGCACCAAGACTGTGACTGTGGAGGAGCCAAAAGCGGAGAGCGCCACGCCCACGGTGACGGTGCAGAAAGAGCGGGAGGCAAGCACGGCACCCACGGCCAAAACCTACACCGTAAAGGCCGGTGATTGCCTCTGGGCCATTGCCGCCAAGTATTATGGCAACGGTGCCGACTACACCAAAATCTACAACGCAAACACGGATAAAATCAGCAATCCCAATCTCATCTATCCCGGGCAGGTGCTCACCCTCCCATGACCTATGAGCTGCTGATACAACACCAGGGGACCATCATGCTGCCGCCCGTGGTGGAAAATGTGAGCATTGAATGGGAGCGCCAAGGACAGCCCGGAAAGCTCACGGCGGAGGTGGTCAAAACCCCCGGCCTGAGTTTCCAGGAGGGGGACCCGTGCCGTTTTTCCGTGGACGGCACCCCCGTCTTTTATGGCTTTGTCTTTGAGAAATCCCGAAAAGGCAGCACGGATGATGTCATCCAGATCACTGTGTATGACCAGCTCTACTACCTCAAGAACAAGGACACCTATGTCTACACCAACAAAACCGCCGCCGATGTGATACGCATGATTGCGGAGGACTTCCAGCTCAATGTTGGTGACCTTGAGGACACCGGCTACACCATAGGGAGCCGGGTGGAGGACAACCAGACCCTCTTTGACATCATCCAGACCGCATTGGACGAAACCCTCAAAGCCACCTCCCAGATGTATGTGCTGTATGACGATGTGGGCAAGCTGACCCTCAAAAACATCGGCAGCATGAAACTGGGGGTGCTCATAGATGAGGACACGGCTGGGGACTTTGACTATAAAAGCTCCATTGCCTCCCAGACCTATGACAAAATAAAGCTCTCCTATGAGAACAAGGAAACCGGAAAGCGGGAAATCTTTGTTGCACAGGACAGCTCCAACATCAACCAATGGGGCGTCCTGCAATACTATGAGAAGCTGGACAGCACAGAAAACGCCAAGGCCATGGCGGACGCCCTCCTGGACCTCTACAACACCAAAACCCGCACGCTCAAGCTGCGGGATGTGCTGGGGGACATCCGGGTCCGGGCCGGGACCCTGCTGGTAGTCATGCTGGGGCTGGGTGACATCAATGTTTCCAGCTATCTCATGGTGGAGCAGGCAAAGCACACTTTCAACAACGAACAGCACTTGATGGACCTAAACATGCGAGGTGGTACATTTGTCACTTGACATCAACCAACTGGTCAAGCTGGTCAAGCAGGCCGCTGTGGAGGCCGTCCAGGCTGGCGCTCCCATGAGTGGGGGCTATGGCTATGTGACATCCACCTCCCCGCTTGAAATCACCGTTGACCAAAAGAAAATCTTGTCTGAGGCCCAGCTCATCCTCACGGACGCCGTGAGGGACTACACCGTGGAGATGACCACCATGCCGGAGTTTCACGAAACGGAGGAAATCAGCGGCGGAGCTGGGGACGCTGCTTTTGCGTCCCACAAGCACCGCTACCAGGGCCGGAAAAAGTGGAAAGTCCACAACGCCCTCCAGATGGGGGAAAAGGTCATCCTCCTCCGGTGTGACGGCGGGCAGCAGTACATAGTCCTGGGACGATGGGAGGCGAGGAGCTAATGGCCACACTACCGACCACGGGAGATGACCTGGACCTCATCACCTTTGCGGTGGAAACCCAGCCCAGCTACACCCACAAGCTGGACATTGACCGCAACCAGGTGAGGGGCATGACGGATGAGCGGGATGCCGTCCTCCAGGCTGTTTACCTCATTCTGAATGTGGAGAGATATGCTTTCCCCATTTACTCCCGCAATTATGGCTCTGAGCTGTCCGATCTGATAGGCAAGCCCAAGGATTATGCCATGAGCGAGATAAAGCGGCGCATCACGGAGGCGCTCCTCCAGGATGACCGCATCACCTCCCTGGACGGCTGGACCTTTGAAACGGGCAGAAATTGGGTCCTGGCCCGGTTTACCGTCCACACAATTTACGGCGATGTAAGCGCCCAAAAGGAGGTTGACATCTGAATGTTTGAAAGCAGGACCTATGAGGCGCTGCTCAGCAGCGCTCTTTCCAGGGTGACCTCTCCGGTGGATAAGCGGGAGGGCTCCATGGTGATGAATGGCGTGGCCCCGTCCATGGCAGAGCTGGCCCAGCTCTACATTGCGGCGGACTTTGTACTCCAGGCCACCTACATCCTCACAGCGCCCAGAGAGTATCTCATCAAGCGGGCCCATGACCGAAACATGGACCCCTACCCGGCAAGCGCTGCCGTCTATCGTGCGGAGTTTAACATTGAGGTCCCTGTGGGCACCCGTTTTTCCTGTGAGGACCTCAACTTTGTTGTGACGGCCCGCATGGACACGGAGGATGACACCGAAACCGGGCTCAGCCACCAGGTAACCTGTGAAACCCTGGGGGCCGTGGCCAACGGCTATGGCGGCACCCTCATCCCGGTGGAGTATGTGCAGGGCCTCACCAGAGCAGAACTGGTGGAGCTGCTCATCCCCGGCGATGATGAGGAGGAAACGGAGGCTTTCCGCCAAAGAGTGCTGGACAGTTTCCAGTCCCAGGCCTTTGGTGGAAACCAGGCCGACTACCGGGAGAAAGTGCTGGCCATGCCCGGCGTGGGTGACCTCAAAATACACCCCGTATGGAACGGGGACATTTCCCCAGCCAGCCTCATTCCCGGGGAGGAGGTGGAAAGCTGGTACTCCAGCATCATCTCCACACTGAGCGGCCCTGTGGCCGCATGGCTCACGGCGGTCTATACGGCGGCCAAAGAGAAAAAGCTCACGGTGGGTGGCACAGTCAAGCTGGTCATCATGGCCTCTGATTACAAGGCCCCCACGCCCACGCTGCTGGAGGAAATCCAGACGGCCATTGACCCAGAGCAGAACGCCGGGGAGGGCCTGGGCCTGGCTCCCATCGGTCATGTGGTGCATGTAACCGGTGTGACGGCTGAAAAGGTGGACATTGAGCTCCACCTCACCTATGCCTCTGATTGGAGCTGGGAGGCCGTCAAGAGCTATGTGGAGGCTGTCATTGACGCCTATTTTGTGGAGCTGTCCCAAGACTGGGCCAGCTCTGATTTTTTGACCGTCCGTATTTCTCAGATTGAAAGCCGCATCCTGGCGGAGTGCTCCAGCATGATAACCGACATTGGCGGCACAAAAATCAATGGGCAGGAGAGCAACCTGGCCCTGGGCCCGGATAGCATCCCCTCCAGAGGGGAGGTCACAGATGGATAGACGCCTTTTGAACTACCTGCCCCCGGTGCTCCGGGAGGTGCTTGAGTTTCAGACTATCAACAGGGCCAATGAGCCGGAAATCTCCCTTGCCTGGGACGCCCTGACACGGGTGTTGGCCAACCAATTCCTTGAGGACGCTGATGAGGACGGTGTGGCCATCTGGGAGAAAGAGCTGAGGCTCTATCCAAAAGATACGGACACCCTGGAGGCCCGCAAGGCCCGCATCAAGGCCAAGTGGAATTTGGAATTGCCCTACACCCTGCCCTGGCTGCGGAATTGGCTGGCGGGGCTATGTGGCCCGGATGGTCATGCTGTTTCTCTCAAGGACTACACCCTGGACATCCAGCTTGACTACACCATCCTGCCTGAACCTGGCAGATTGGCTGCGGAAATTTTGGAGATGCTGCTGACCATCCGCCCGGAAAACCTTGTGATCTTGATGACCTCATTGGTGCAGTCCACGGGCGGTGTCCGGCTGGGAGCTCACACTGAGCGCTCTTTGCACATGGACCTTTGGCCCTTGCTCACCAATGAGCTGGAGAGCTCCGGCGGCGTCATTGGAGCCGGGCCTCTGGAATATCGCACGACCATTGAAATTTATCCATACGAACAGGAGGAAAGCGGAAATGCCTGACCAGGAAAAAAAGTATGGCACCAGAATAACCACGGCTGGAGCTGCTCTCATCACTGACTGCATTTTGGCTGGGACAAAGCTGAAAATCACCCAGGCCGCTGCCGGTGACGGCGGCGGCAGCTACTATGTGCCCAGTACGGAGCAAACGGCACTTGTGCGGGAATTGTGGCGGGGCCCTATCGTGTCCGCCGAACAAAACCCCACTGTGCCCAACATGATGGATGTGAAAATCATCATTGATGACAGTGTTGGCAACTTCATCTGCCGTGAAATGGGCCTTTTTGATGAAAGCGGCACTCTCATTGCCATCTGCAACACCCCGGACACGGAAAAGGTGGCCATCTCCACGGGCGTGGACGGGCGGCTCACTATGCTCATGCACATTGTTGTGGTGGACAGCTCTGTGCTGGAGTTTACCATTTCCCCGTCCCTTGACACCGTTACACCGGAGGACCTTGAGAGGGCCATTGACGACCACAACAAGGACCCCGAGAGCCACGCCGACATCCGGCAGGCCGTAAAGGACACCGTGAACACCCACAATTCTGACGAAACCTCCCACCCGGACATCCGGGTGGCCCTGTCTGGACTGGACAGCCGCCTCTCCGTGCTGGAGCTGAAATACGGCACCGATGTCACCGGCAACAGCTTTGAGGTCACCTTTGGAACACTCACGGGTGTGGTGGTTACCGGCGTCTGGAATGAAACTTATGCGAGGATTGAGTTTTAATGCCAAGTTATGACATCATCCCACTTGCCTCTGATCTGCTGGATTACACCATCCAGCGGGTCAAGCAGAAAGACCCGGAATACAGGCAGGTCAAAGCGTATGTAATGGAAAATGGCCAGATGGTAGAAAAGACCCTCTATGAGAGGCTGAAAGACAACGGAAAGCCTCATTTTCCAAAGAGCCAGGCTTTCCACCTCTGTGCAGAGCTCCAGTCCTGCGCCCTCCGTATTCTGAGGGGCTGCGTGGCCGCCAATGGGCGGTATTTTGAAACTGAGTATGAGGAGCGGTTGAAAGACCTTGACGGCGTGCTCATTGAGTGTGAAACCATGGGCCAGCTCATCAATCTCAGTTTCAAGCGCAAGTATATCACCGGCGATCAATGCCATTACTGGGCGGAACTTGTGCGCCCAGTCCGTCAAAAGGCTTTCAACTGGAGAAAATCAGACGGCAACCGTGCCGCCACTCTCCGGGAGGCCAAAACGGCCCAGGAGCTTGCCAAGATGGGGCAAATGGCTCTGCAAATGGCAGAGGCTCTGCGGCCTCAATAACGGATGCACCGGCCCTAAAGGCCGTGTATTTGGGTGTGACCTGTTTATTTTATGCTACCTCCCCGAACACGAACAACACCAACAACGCCATCTACCTGAACACCAATGGCAATGTCAACAACAACAACTGCACCAACACCAACGGGTCCCGCCCCGCTCTGATGGTAAGGCCCGACCGAGTAGGCCCAAAGCCAAAAGCAGCGCCATCCATCACATCAAAGGAGGTCACATCCAGCCTTGACACCAAGGCAAATACATTGCGCTGATGCCCCCAGCCGCACAAGAGGAGGCTGGGAGCTGCTGGTCCTGTTCCCTGCGGCACCTACACGGCGCACAAGGACAGGGAGGCCCGCCGGGATGAACAGGGGGCCGCCCGTATGTTAGGGGTATGAAACCCGTGCTTAAATTTTCCGAGATTTGCACCTTTGCGGTGCTTTACAAAGCCTACCTTGCGGCCAGACGGGGCAAACGCTCCAGAGCCGCTACCGCACATTATGAGGTCCACCTGCTGGCCAATATCGTCAACCTTGTCTATATCCTGCAAACCAAGATTTACCGCCCGGGGCTGTTCCGGGTGTTCTATGTCTATGAGCCCAAAAAGAGGCTTGTGCAGGCTCCGGCTTTCGTTGACAAAGTGGTCCAGCACGCTTTGGTGGATAACCTCATATATGAACGCATCACAAGAAGTTTCATTCTTGACAACTACGCATCCCAGAGAGGAAAAGGCCTGCACTTTGGGCTGGACAGGCTCAAGGGCTTTTTCACAGAATACTGGAACAAATACCGCACAGCGGAGGGCTGGGTCCTCAAGGCAGATGTGCGGCATTTCTTTGCGTCCATCGACCATGACAGGCTCAAGGAAAAGCTCAAAAAGCTGGACCTTGAGCCCGTTGTCTATGATCTGCTGTGTACCTACATAGACAGCACGGACGGGCTGCCGCTGGGCTATCAAACCAGCCAGCTTTTTGCCCTGCTGTTTCTGGATGAATTTGACCACTTTGTCAAAGAGCGGCTCCGCATCCGCTGGTATGGCCGTTATATGGATGACTTTTTCCTCATCCACCCTGACAAAGAATATCTGCAATTTTGCCTCAAAGAAATCCGGGCTTTCATGGCCAGTTTGGGGCTGGAGCTCAATGAGAAAACCCAGATTTTCCCGCTGAGAAATGGGATTGACTTTCTGGGCTTTCATACCTACTTGACGGAGCAGGGCAAGGTCATCCGCAAGTTACGGCACAGCAGCATCAAGCGTATGCGCTCTAAGCTCCGCCGGTTGGAAAAAGACTACCCGGCGGGCCTTGTGAGCCGGGAGGTCATCCTGCAAAGCTGGCAGGCCTGGGACGCCCACGCTGCTCACGGCAACACCTGGTCCTTGCGCCAACAGGTGCGGGACCGTGTTCAAAACATTCTAAAGGAGGAAATCTAATGGCCACAACCACCCTTGGCAGTAAGGCCACAGGCTCCATCATCAAGCTCAAAGAAAACGGCAAGCTGGTGGAGTTTTATGTTGGCGTGCATAACTACGAAAGCAGCCTCAACGGAACCGGGAGGACCCTGGTTTTCCGCAAGGACTGCTATGACCAGCGGCAATGGCACACTTCCAATGTGAACGCCTACGCATCCAGTGCTATTGACAGCTGGCTCAACAGTACCTACAAAAACATGCTGGACGCTGACATCCGGGCGCTGATTGGCTCCACGAAAATCCGCTACACTCCCGGCAATGGTAACACCACAATGGGCACCCTGGACCGGGCGGTGTTCCTGCTGTCCGCCTATGAGCTGGGCAAGAGCGAAAGCTGGTTTAACAAGGAGGGCACAACGCTGCCCAATGCAACCAATTATCAGATTGCCAAGCTGAACGGCTCCGCCGTGGTCCAGTGGACCCGCTCCCCGTACACGAGCAACACCAACTACGCCATCTGCCTGTACACCAGTGGCGATGTCGTCAGCGACTACTGCTCCGGCACCGGCGGGGCCCCCCCCCCCCTCACTCTCCCCCCCCCCCCCTCCGTGC